TGACACAGCAAGCAAAAGAAATCGATAGCACAGAGAAAGCACAGAGATTAGGACGTTTAGGAGGTTTAAAAAAAGGCGAAAATGCAAAACGTAAAAGAAGGATAAAAGAGTTAATAGAAATTATAGGCAATATGCCTTTGAAAAATAAAAGAATTTTTAAATCTTTGAAAGAAAATTTTTCTCTTAATGAAGAAGAAATTTGTAATGATGCTGGTGTAATATTGAGGATTTATGAGAAGGCTTTGAAAAAAGCTGATGTTAGCAGTGCTATTTTCATAAGAAATTCAAGGGATGAAACGCCAATTATTCGTAAGGCTAAGACTGATACAGAAGGCAATGACGTTCCAATAATTAGAGATGATATTAAATAATGGCTGTTAATGTTAGTGAGATAATTATTCCTCTTTTTTACGATTTACACAAATCAATTAAAAGAAATGAGTATACTCACTTTTGGTTGAAAGGTGGTCGAGGAAGTACAAAATCTTCATTCGTTTCAATTCAAATAGTCCTTGATATTTTAAAAGATCCGATTTCAAATGCTATTTGTTTAAGAAAATATCAAACAAATTTAAGAACTTCTGTATACGAACAAATCTATTGGGCGATTTACAAATTGGGTGTTCAAAAATATTTTAGCAAACCAACAAAAAATATAAGTCATATTGAATATTTGCCGACTGGTCAAAGAATTATGTTTTTTGGCACTGATGAACCTGACAAATTAAAATCAATTGCTTTGTCTATTGGCTACATTAAAAATGTATGGTATGAAGAGCTTATGCAATTTTCTGGAATGGAAGAGATCAGAAAATTAAATCAATCTTTTTTACGCGGTGGAAGTAATTTTAGAGTTTTCTATTCATATAACCCACCAAAGTCTTTGAATTCTTGGGTAAATACAGAATGTAGGACACCAAAAGAAAATAGGATAGTACATCACAGTACTTATTTAGATGTTCCTGAAGAATGGCTTGGAAAGGTTTTTATTATTGAAGCTGAACATTTGAAGAAAAATAAACCAAAGTTATATGAACACGAATATCTAGGTGAAATTACAGGAACAGGGGGGGAGGTATTTGATAATGTAAGAAGTAAGATAATATCAGATAAGATGATTGAAGAATTTGATAATATAAAGGAAGGTATTGACTGGGGATTTGCAATTTCGCCCTTTGCTTATGTCAAATTACATTATGATAAAACAAAGAAAGATATTTATATTTTTGACGAAATTTACAGATTGCAATTATCGAATGATGATGCTGTAAAACTTGTTAAAAATAAAACTTCAAGAACTTGCCCAATAATAGCGGATAGTAATGAGCCTAAATCTATCGATTATTTCAAAAAAGAAGGTTTTTGGATTGAAAAGGCTGAAAAAGGAAAAGGAAGTATACGCGAAAGAATGAAATTTTTATCCCGTTTCATAAATAGAATATATATTGATTCTACTCGTTGTCCAAATACTTTGAATGAATTTGTAAATTATGAATATATAAAGTTGAAAGACGGAACATGGAAAGATGATTTTCCTGATATTAATGACCATAGTATCGACGCTGTAGGCTATGCTATGGAGCTAATTATCAAGAATACTGTTTCGAGTTTTGATATTTGTTAAAAAATATTTGACAATAGCAAAATATATTGCTATTCTATGGCTAGAGATAACAAAATATTTTGATTATGATAACAAAATTGAAAAATTTTAAAATAATAAAAAATTAGGAGAAAAAATGAACAAACTTTTAATAGAAGTTAGAGGATATTTAGAAACTATCTTAATAGTTTTTATAATTCTTAAATTGATTAATTTAATTAGTTGGAGTTGGTGGATTGTACTTTTACCTTTTTATATTCCATTACTTATATCAATATTATTAATGATATTTTTATATGTTAACAAATAAACAAATTAGAGAACTATTAAGAAATAATTACAGTGATATGGCGAAATTTGCTCGTTTCATTGGAATATCTAGGCAGGGCTTAGAAAGCAAATTAAAGAGTAAAGAGTTGAGGAATAATCTTGAGGGTATTTATAGAGAGTTTTTAATAAAGCAAAAAGAAAATAAAGTTGACAACTCATAAACTTATATTTATCTTAAATATTAAGTAAATCAGTGCTTAATATTTTTAATGAAAAAAGTTTTAAAAAAATTAAAACAAGAAAATACAAATAATAAGGATTTCGTTGCTTTAAATAGTCTTTTTGGATTAGTCCAATCATTATTCACTAATTATTCTCAACTTTCTTCGACCGACACTTTAATTAAATCTAATAATTATTCTTTTATCTCTAATGATAGAAGTAATTTATCTTACGCATATAAAACTCACGGAATAATACAAACTCTTATCGATCAACCTGTTGAGGATGGTTTTAGAGGTGGAATTGAAATAAAATCTGAGCAACTAGACGAGAATAATATAAAAGATATTCAAAATTGGATTACCAAAAATAATGTTATTGAAACTTTTAAAAATGCTATTAAATGGACTAGACTTTTTGGCGGTGGCGGAATTGTGATAAATACAATAGGAAAATCAGAAACAAAAATTCCTGAAGATTCAATAAACAAAGATACTCCACTTGAATTTTACGATGTGGATTTATGGGAATTAAATTATCAGAATTCAAATACAGGTTCGGCAAAAGGGAAAGGAAACAATATAAAACCACCTTTTGAAAACAATCTTGAAGTCCCATATACTTATTACAATGTAAGATTGCATAAAGACAGACTTCTCAAAATGAATGGTAAAAAAGCACCTTCATTTATAAGACCAATTTTACGTGGTTGGGGAATGTCTGAGGTTGAAAAATTGATACGTTCGATAAATCAATATTTAAAAGATAATGATTTGATTTTTGAGTTGCTTGATGAAGCCAAAATTGATGTATATAAATTAAATGGATTTAATAATCTTCTCATGACAAATAAAGGTACAGAAGTTGTTAAGAAAAGAATCGAATTATCAAATCAAGCAAAAAATTATCAAAATGCAATGATTTTTGATAAAGAAGATGATTATGAACAAAAGAAAATGGATTTTAAAGGTCTATCAGATATTTTGAAAGATATTAGAATTGGTGTCGCGTCAGATTTAAAAATGCCATTAACAAAATTGTTTGGATTGTCGGCAAGTGGATTTAATGCTGGCGAAGATGATATTGAGAACTATAATTCAATGATTGAATCTGAAATTCGTAGAAAATACGATGGACAATTGATCAGAATTATACAATTAATTTGTCAAAAATTATTTGGATTTATTCCCGATGATTTGAGAATTCAATATAAGCCTTTGAGAATTTTATCTGCTGAACAAGAACAAAAATCAAAAGATAGTCAATTCAACAGAGCTAATATTTTATATAACGAAGGTGTTATAAGCTTAGACGAGTTTAAACAAATTATTAATGTTAATGATTTGGTTTCAATAGATTTGGAAAGTGAAAATAGCGAATTGAATAAAATTGCCGATACAGAAAAAGAAGAGGATAAAGATAATAATAAAAAAGAGGTAAAAAATATGGTGGTATATACTTTATATAATTCTTCTGATGTACAATCAGTAATTTTTGATAAAAAATTGTTTACTTCAGAAGAAGCGAAAAAATGGTTGAAAAAACACGGTTTCAAATCTGGAAAGATTGATAAAACAGAAGATAAACTAAGATTTAGACAAAAAAACCCAAGTCAGTTTAAAAGATTTAGAACAAAACCGGCTGACAAAGGTGTTAAATTAATAATTGGATTTACTGAATGAGTAAATTTTTAAAACCTATTAGACAAACCGCAAAACAAGAAAAGAGGCTTGAAGATTTAGTTTTAAAAACTTTTGTAGATATTATATACAAACCTATTATTTCTTTCATTAAAAAAATCAAACCACAATTATTAAATAGCAAATCAGTTATAGAAGAGGCTTTATTAAGTGGCAAAATTTATTTTGAAAATAACAGTTTTCGTGGAAATATCAACGCACAGATTAGTCAAGCATTAAAAAAATTAGGTGCAAGATTCGACAATAGAACAAAGACATGGAGAATAAATAAAAGATTTTTGCCAGTTGAAATTAAAATGACTATAACTCAAGCTGAAATTAATTATCAATCAATTAATGAACAATTAGCACTTGTTATAAGTGATATTAATATTGAAGAAGAATTAAAAAATATTGATTATACAAATATTTATTTAAAAGATATTAAAGAAATAGATAAAGAACTTAAAAAAACTGTTTATGATATTATTGGTATAAGTCCCGAAATTACACAAGAGCAAAAAGAAATAATTGCAAAAGAATTTTCACAAAATTTAAAATTAACAATTAAAAATTTTCTAGACAATGAAATTATTAATTTAAGAAAAGAAGTTGAGAGGAATGTATTTCAAGGTTTCAGGGCTGAAAGTCTATCAAAAATTATTGAAAAAAGATATAGTGTTTCAAAGTCAAAAGCGAAATTTTTGGGATTGCAAGAAACTTCATTGTTGACAAGTAAATATAGGGAACTACGCTATAAAGATGTAGGTATTACAAAATATAAATGGTCTACTTCAAAAGATGAACGTGTCAGAGATGACCATGCGGATTTAGACGGGAAAGTTTTTAGTTTTGATGATCCACCGATTGTGGACAAAAGAACTGGAAAAAAAGCAAATCCTAGCGAAGATTTTGGTTGTAGATGTGTACCGATACCAATAATTGTAAATGTTCAAAATGGCTGAAAAAATAAATAATTTAAAATTAAAATCAAAAACTTATTCAGCACGATTTCTTGAAGCTGGAGTTGTTAGATATGGTGATGAAATGGTTTTGATTAGAAATGAAAATCTTATGAATATCGCTTATTCATTTAAAGGTATTCCTGTGATTATTGGCCATCAAAATCTTGATAACGAAAATATTGAAAATTTAGCTGTTGGTTATATTTCGAAAGTTTATATGGAGTCTGATGGTTGGGCTTGGTGTGATTTTAATATAACTAATGAGAAAGCTAAAAATTTAATTGAAAATGGATATTCTGTTTCTTGTGCTTATATTCCGACAAAAACAGGCACAGGAGGAATATATCATAATATATCTTACGGCGAGGAAATTATTGAAGGAAAAGCAATGCATATTGCTTTAGTGTCAAACCCTCGTTATGAAGATGCTTTAATAATCGAAAACTCACTAAAGGAGAAAAAGAAAATGAAAATTTTTAAATTTGGTAAAAAAGAAGAAGTAAAAAATTCTGCAGAAGAAATTCAAGAAGAAGAATTGCAGAATTCTTTTATAGATATTGACGGCGAAAAAGTTCCTGTTTCAAAGTTAATTGAAGTTTACAATGAAGTTCAAGAATCTAAAAAAGAAAAGTTGCTTGATGCTAATGATGAAATAATTATTAATGATAATGGCGATAAAGTAAAAGTTTCTGAATTAGTTAACGCTTATAAAGAAAAAGACAAAATGAAGAAAACAAAGGAAGAAGAAGATACTGAAGAAGAAAAAAAGAAAATGATGGCTAAAAAGAAAGAAGAGAAAAAAAATTCTAATGAAGATTCTGAAAAAGATTTTAATGAGTTAAAGAATGCTCGGACAAAGGCTGAAGTTGAAAATTCTAAAAAAGCAGTTGAAACTTATAAAAGTTCAGCCGAAAAGTATAAGGAGGGCGAAAAAAGATATGGCTCTCCTCAAGTTATTAACCAAAAATAATAGAGGTAAAAAATGTCAAATGATTTGAATAAATTTTCTATGAATGCTGAAAAAGGTCAATTAGCTTTTCGTATGGGGGAAAACTCTTTGCCAGCTCGAGTTTTAAGTTCAAGTGTCAACAATTTTTATGGCGGAACTGGGGTAAAACTTGTAGATTCAACAGAAAAAGAATTGATTGTTGAAAAAGCAGGTGTCACCGATCAAATTTTAGGATTTGTTGAATATAGTGTTAAAAAGAATTTAAGAGTTGCTGGTGATAGATGTGATGTTTCCATCGAAGGAAATGTTATGTTTTTAGAAGCTGGCGGGGCATTTAATTTAGGTGCGGAATTAGAATATAATCCTACGGGGGATTTAGTTATTATTGCCGGTGGTACTAATACGAAAATCGGCATTGCATTGAGAAAATCTACTGGAAGTGGTGATATAATTCCAGTTTTGCTCAAAACGCCTTCTTTAACTTAATTAACAAATAATGGAGAAAAAAAATGAATAATGTACAAAATATTCTCGCAATGTCAAGAAATCAAAATTTTATTAAAAATGGTGGTATCTTGTGTTCGTCGAACGAAATGCTTATGCCAAAAGAATTATTGAATTCTTTAGAGTATAAAAACGCAATTGAGGATGCTGGTTTTAAAGTTGATATAACAACTTTGACTCAATTAAAATCTAAAGTTGTGAAACAAAAGTTTTATGAGGTTGCCCCAGCTGATTTTATCCCAATTAAAATTGGAATTGGTGCTTGGATGGAAGATTTGTTGACTTGGAAAGATTTTTCTAGTGCCGACGATTTTGAAAGTGGCAATATAGATCAATCTTCAAATAATACAAAAATAGCAAGTGTTGATAGTTATATAACTTCTGTCAGAACTAAAATTATTTCTTGGGCAAAATCAATGGGCTATTCACTTTTTGAACTTCAACAAGCTTCAAAAACTGGTGTTTGGGATAAGATTGAAAGTGCTGAACTTTCCCGCAAAAAAAATTGGGATTTAGGTATTCAAAGAATAGCTTTTTTGGGTGCTAGAAATGATTCTTTGGTCACTGGTTTGCTCAACAATGCAAATGTCACCATTAATACAACTACCATTACTAAATTAATAAGCAGTATGACTGATACAGAACTTCAAACGTTTGTATCTCAAGTTCTAGTGGATTTTGATAATAATTCAAATGGAACTTCTATGCCTAATACTTTTGCAATTCCTCAAAATGATTGGTTAGGTTTAGGTAAAGCAAGTTCTGCAACTTTCCCTATCGAAGATAGAATTAGTTATCTTGAAAGAATATTTAAAAAGATAACGGGAAATCCTAATTTTAAATTATTACCTTTGAAATATGGTGATACAAACTTTAATGATTTAAGCAAAACAAGATATGCATTGTATAATAAAAATGAGGATGTTCTTGATATGAACCTTCCTGTTGATTATACGACTACGACGGCTGGAACTGTTAATAATTTCCAATGGCAAAACGTAGGTTATGGTCAGTATACTGCAGTTGAAGTATATAGACCAAAAGAAATGCTATATTTTGAATTTTAATTAATTTCGATATGGATTTTTCCATATCGAATTTTTGATAACTAAAAAATAGGTTTGAAATGAGTAAAACAAAAAAAATGATAACAATTGAAAACGTAGGAAAAAGAACTTTTTCTATCTTTGTCGATATTGAATATAATGATACAACTGTTAAGAAACCATATTTATTGAAAGCAGGAAGAAGTGTTTCTGTGAACGAAGATTACGCTAAAGAACTTTTAAAATCTTATCCAAGAGAATTGAGAGATTTAAGCAAAGTTGTAAAGGTTTCTTTAGCAAAAGATTTAGACGAAGTTGTTGCTTCATATAAAGCTGAAATTGAAAAATTAAAAGAAGAGTATAAAAAATCTTTAGAATCTAAAAATACAGAAATTGAAAGATTTAAAAATGCTAATACTGCTTTACAAGATAAAATTAAAAAATTAGAAGAAAAAATTGAAAAATTAAAGGATAAATAATGGCATGCGATAATCCTGTATTACAAGCATTGACACCATCAGACTTCAAAGATTATTTCTATAGGGATTTTAATTTTGTTGATGATTATGATGTGGCAACGACTTATAATACAGGGGATATTGTATTTTACACAAATAATAAATTTTATAAAAGTAAAACTGATAATAATATAGGAAATAACCCATCAACCGACACTACAAATTGGGAATTATTGACAGATATTTCAACTTATATTTCCGATAAAGATATTGAAAAAGCCTTTGAGCAAGCTTGCGTTAATTTTAATGATAGTTTGTTTTCAAGTGAAGATGATTTAAAAGCTATTTATTTTTATTTAGTAGCTCATTTTTTGGTTAAAGATTTAAATGAAAATGGTTTAAGCAGTACTGGCGATCAATTAGTAGATTCAATTAAAGTCGGCAATGTTTCTGAAAATTATAAAATTCCTGAATGGATGACAAAAGATAAGAATTTATCATATTTTACAACAACTTCTTATGGATTGAAATATTTGAATTTAATATTGCCACATTTAATTGGGAATGCTGAATACGTGGAGGGTGCAACAAATGCCTAGTACAACAAAAATATATTTCAATATAGAACCTCTTAAAAAATTACAACGAGAAATAGATAAAGATTATATTACTAAAGTTGGTGTTTTAGGTGCAAAAAATGCTAGAAATGGCGAAAATACGAACGCAATGATTGGTGCTGTGCATGAGTTTGGTAGTTTTACAAAAAATATACCACGAAGAAGTTGGTTAAAAATGCCCCTTGTCCATAAAAATAAGAAATTATTAAATCGCTGGGTTTTAAGTGTTAGAAGATTATTACCAAGAAGAAAATTTAAAAGAATGTTTGAAATTTTAGGAATTGAGGCTGAGTCAATAATTCATAGATCTTTCGAAACTAAGGGATTTTGGCAATGGAAAAAAATAACTGAACAAACAGCAAGAAGAAAAGGAAGTAATCAAATATTAATTGATACAGCTCAATTAAGAAAATCAGTGACAAGTAAAGTGGAGGTAATGAAATAATGGGAATGCCACAAATCAAAAAAGCTTTGAACCGTTGGAATATAGATATAACAATGATTAAAGTTTCTGAATCAATAGTTGATGGTGATGTCCAAGAAATAGAAACAGAATTTAATTTCAAAGGTGTTGTTCAACCTTTGGCGAGAGAAGAATTAAAAGCAAAGCCTGAAGGTGAAAGAAGTTGGGAATGGTTAATGATTCATACTCACATTAATATAGAGTTAGAAACAGGCGACAAAATCAAATATCAAGGAAAAAATTTTAAAGTTATGGCTAAAAAAGATTACGAACTTAACAATTATTATGAATATCATATTGTGAAAGATTATGAATAGAGAAGTTGGAAAGATATTAAGAGATATAATTAAAGATAGTATGTCTTTAACTGACCAACAAATTTGGCTTGAAAATCTTGATTTTAAAATTTCTGAACAGAAAGGACTCTTTGTTATTATTCAACAAACAAATTCAAATTCTTACTCAACCACAAATAGATATAAAGAAGATGTAGGACAAACAAAAATACAAGAAAATATTACTTCATTGACAAGAGAAGAATATCTAATTAACATAATGAGTAAAGATACTAGTGCACGTACGAGAAAAGAAGAATTGATTTTAGCTTTGAACTCTTATAAGTCTCAGGATGAACAAGCTAAATATGATTTTAAGATTTCGCAAATTGGAAATATGGTTAATCTTTCTGAACTCGAGGGGTCGGGAATGTTAACGAGATATGGATTAACTATTTCAGTTTTGGCGAGATACAATTTAACCCGAGATGTACCGTATTATGATACGTTTTCGGATGAAACTAAAATTAATAAATGAGGAAAAATGATTCATAAATTAGGAAATTGTTATATAACACCTGGAATAATTAATTTAATTAAAATTGTTAAAAATAATGAAAATAATAAATATAATTTGCATATTTCTTTAAAAGAAAAGCCTCTAGATATTATAAGTGGTAATGAATTAGGTAATATTTTTGTTGATTCTAAAGAATATGAAAATATAGAAAATGCAAAAAATGAAATAGAGAAATTTATAAAAAATAATAGTTTTAAAACTGAAACTATTGAATATAAATTTTCATTAAATAACGATATTTTTAAAAAAATAATTGAGCATATTAATAATGATAAAATTCATTTAGAAAAAATTTAAAAATTAATAATAATAATGAGGTCATAAATGGAAAATAGTCAAATTGATTTATCAAATGTAATTAATGTAAGTCTTTTGGGTGTGCCTAGTGGATTACAAGAGCCAAATGTTAATAGTTTGGCATTATTTACAAATGAAATTCCAAGTAATGTAGATGATTTTAGAATTTATCTAAATTCTTCTGATGTTGGAGTTGATTACGGCACAAATTCAGAAACAAAAAAAATGGCTGATGCAATTTTTGCTCAGTCGCCAAATGTTCTAACTGGAAATGGTCGCTTAGTTATTATCCCAATGCAATCGGCAGTAAAGGCAACTTCAGGTAAATTTGAAACTCCTGATATTGCTAGCAATTTATCAAATTTTCAATTGATTGATGACGGAGAATTCAATATTGCAATTGATGGTGCTACTGGAGTTGATATTTTAGGTATGGATTTTACAAATGCAAGTTCTTTAGCTGATGTTGCACAGATTATTCAAAAAAAATTGCAAGATGTTATTGTATCGGTTGTAAGCAATACAATTGTATTTACAAGTAAAAAAGTCGGTTCTACTTCGGCAATTATTTTGACTGCTGTAAGCGGTGGAAGTGGCACGGATATAACAGCAAGCAATTATCTAAATGTCGCTGGTGGAACTGCAACGGCTGGAGTAAATGCAAGCGGTGAAACTTTATTAGAAGCTATAGCTCGTGTTGAAAATCAGGTTAATTTTACTGGAATAATTACAAATTTAGAAATGGAAGATGCAGTAATTGAAAGTACATCAGATTCAATTCAAGCTACAGATTATATTTTCCTTCATCACTTTTTAAGCACTGCGGATATAGAACCAACTACGGGTATTATTTCAATTATAAAAGATTCAAGCAATTATAGAACAAGATGTTTATTATATACACTTGGTTTGACTGAAGCTAATTTGATGAAATCTGCTTATGCTGGAGGTGCTTTTAGCACAAACTTTAATGGTTCAAATACGACTTCAACAAGAAATTTAAAAGAATTAGCAACAATCATCTATGATACAGGAATAAATCAAACAATTTATGATAAAGCAAAAACTGCTGGTGCTGATTTATACGTTTCTTATGGTGTTTCGGCGATAGTTTCTAATGGTGCAAACGAATTTTTTGATTATGTTTATAACAACGAATGGTTTAAACAATCTTTAGAGGTTGCAGGATTCAATTATTTAAGACAAACTAATACAAAAGTTCCTCAAACAGAAGAAGGAATGAATGGTCTGAAAGGAGCCTATGCTTTGATTTGTGAACAAGCAAAAAGAAACAGGATGGTTGCTGAAGGTTTGATATGGGGAATAGGTGATACTTTTGGAAATCCTGAGGATTTAAAAAGAAATATAACAGATAAAGGATATTATATTTATAGTTTGCCAATTGCTCAACAATCTCAAACGGAAAGAGACAATAGAATAGCACCTTTAATTCAGATTGCAATTAAACTTGCTGGAGCAATTCACAAATCTGACGTTATTGTTAATGTTAATAAATAATAGGGGAAATTATGACTCAAAAATCGTTAACTGGAAAAGATACAATTATAATTAATGAAAGAGTCCTTGTTGATTTTGCTGACGGGGATGTTGTTAATTTATCTTTTCCTAATGAATTAATGGCTGTTAAAACTGGGAAAAATGGCAATTCAATTTATGCTTATAATGAAAGTGGCAAGCAAGTTGATGTTGAATTGCGAGTTTTGACTGGTTCTGATGATGATAAATTTTTAAACTCGCTCTTAAGAAAAATGAAACAAGATCCAGCTTTGTTTATATTGTTAACAGGTGAATTTGTCAAAAGGGTTGGTGATGGTTCAGGAAATATCAATAATATTAAATATACAATGGATGGTGGTGTATTTTCTCAAGATGTTGATTCAAAAGAAAATGTTGAAGGTGATACTGAGCAAGCTATAGCAATTTATCGATTAAAGTTTACCAATGCACCAAGATCAATTGGAGGTTAATAAATGTTAGAATTTACTTCAAAAAATGGAGCTAAAGTTAAAATTGAATTATCAAGTTTTAAAAATGCTTTTGAATTAAAAAATAGTATTGAAAAGGCTTTACTAAAAGAAAATATTGACGTTGCAAATATAGATATTGATATTGGCAAAGTAAAAGAAAATAAAGTTGATTTTGCAATGATATCATCTTTATCAAAATATATAATGGTGATAGATAGCGACGAGAATGTTCATAAATCAGTTTTTAAATGCTTAGAAAGATGTTTATATAATGATTTTAAAATAACAGAGGAGACTTTTGAACCTGAAAAGGCTAGAGCTGATTATTATGAAATTGTTATTAATTGTATAAAAGAGAATTTGTCGCCTTTTCTCAAAACCCTCTTTTCCGAGTTGAAAGAAAAACAAGTAGTGAACGTCAAAAAAGACCAAAAATAATTATAGAAAGTATTTTCGAACTTAATTGTTTGGCACTTGCAAAAGAGGGTTATTGCGGGGGAAACCCTGAGAAAATAGCAAATTTAAGAGTTGATTGGGTTGTTAATATGTTGCATTATGGTAAATATATTAATGACTATGAAAAAGAGTTTTATGAACTAAATAAGGATCACAAATGAAAATAGGCGAATTATTTGTACAATTAGGTTTTAAAACAGATAAGAAAAAATTGCAAGATTTTTCAAAAGGAGTTTCAAATCTTAGAAAAAATCTTTTGTTCACACAAATCGCTTTTGTTAGTGCCATTTATGGTTTAGAAAAATTTGTTGAAGGAACTTTGAAAGGTGTTATTTCTTTAACAAATTTGAATAGACAAACTGGTTTATCAATTCGTGAATTGCAAAAATGGCAACAGGCAGGCCAACTTGCAAATTTAGATTTAAATGCTGAGGAAATTTCAAATTCAATTGCAAAATTACAAGATAATTTAGCAAAAATTCGTCGAGGTCAAGGAAATGTTGCCCCATTTCAATTATTAGGAATTGATATTGCGGGAAAAAATGCTTTTCAAGTTTTGGAAAATATTAGAGAATCTATTGTTGGAATTAGTGATGCTCAAGCGACTAGTTTAATAAGTAAATTAGGTTTGGATCCGAAGTTTATAAATATTTTAAGATTATCAAGAGAAGAGTTTGAGAAGTTGGGCAAAAATATATTTTTGAGTCCTGAACAACAAAGAAGTATATTGAAAGTAGGTCAAAATTTCAAAATGTTGACTTTAAGACTAAAAGCTTTAAAAGACCAAGCAGTTGCCAAAATTTCGCCACAACTTGAAAAAATGATTAAAGATTTTTTCATGTGGATTGATAAAAATGGTGAAAAAATAATTAATACAATTTCTAGTTTGGCAAGAGTTTTTAGTAGTTTTGCGGAAGCTATAGGAAACGCTTTTTCCTTAATGGCAAGAATGCTCGAAAGTGTCGCTGGTCTTGAAAACGGAATAAAAGCTTTAACTTTTGTTTTTGCTTTATTAAGTTTATCATTCTCACCTTTTTTAGTCGGTTTGCTTTTAATAATTGGTTTTTTAGATGATATAAAAGTTTGGATGGAAGGAGGAGAATCTTATTTTGGAAAATTTTACGATTCTCTTGATAAATTAACTAATAAATTTTCAAAATTAGAAGAAAAATCTAAATTTACTAAAAAATTAAATTGGTTAGGATTAGGAACATTAGGAGCTATTTTGGGAGGTCCGGCAGGAGGATTTTTAGGATTGGGATTATTTCCTCTTATGGAAAAAAGAAGACAAGATTTTTTAAGAGAATTAAATAATAAAGAAAATAATGTAAATAATAATTATGAAATAAACATTATGACTGGAAGTGATAACGCAAATGAAATTGCATCAACTACAGTTGAAGAGTTAAAAAATGCTCAGAGTCAATTGAATAATGGAGGTATTTAATGGATAATTTAAGCACGCAAATAAATCTTGATAAAATTTTAAATACTGTTGACGGACTTAATCAACTAACTAGTAAATATATAGTTTCACCAATTGTTAATCTAGGATTGGCTGGATTTGTATTTGATATTGCTGATTCAACGAAAATTGATTTAAATGCTAAAATTACAGACCATTACGTAGAAGATAACTCAACAATTCAAGATCATATTGCAATAGATCCTGATCAAATAACTTTAAGAGGTTTTGTTGGTGAACTGAAAAATATAATTTCTGATGATGAATTACCATTACAAGATTTTGCGGAAAAATTAACTACTATTAATTCAATGGTTCCAGTTTTAACTGATGGGGCAAGAGAAATAAAAGATGCTTTAACTTCTGAAAAAAATAGTATTTCAGATTATGTTGATACGGCTGTTGGAACTGGAATTAATCTGTATCAAGCTTTTAGGCAATTAAATCCACCAGATACAGAACAGGCAAGAGCATTTAATTTTTTCAATTCTATGATGAAAAGTAAACAATTAGTTAGTCTTGAAACTCCTTATGGATTTTATTCAAATATGGCAATTGCAAGAATATCTGCTATTCAAGGAGGTGATAGTAATCAAATAACAGATTTTTCAATAACATTAAAACAATTTAGAACTGCAAAAACTAAACTTGTGAATTTTGATCCTGAAAAATATCAAGGAAGAGGTGAAAGTCAAAGAAGTGAATTATCTGACAAAGGAAAAGCACAAGGGGAAGAAAAAAATTTAGAATCTTTATTTTTTAAAGCTAATAAACTTCTAGGAGGTTTTTAATGAAATTGCTTACAGAAATTACATCTGATTATAAACAAAAACATAGAGTAGTTTTAGAAAATGGTGAGGAATTTGATTTTACACTTGAGTTTATAGAACAACAAGAAGGTTGGTTTTATTCAATAAAATATGGTGATAATTTTGAAATTAAGGGACAGAGATTGGTTTTAGGAATGAATATTTTAAGAAAATGGAAAAATTTATTGCCTTTTGGTATTGGGGTTATTTCTGAAAACTTAATCGAACCATCTCTTATTGATGATTTTATAAGTGGTAGAGTAGATATTAATATTTTAAATTCTAGTGATGTTCAATATATAGAGGAGCAAGTATATGGGCAATAAATTTGGTAGACAATATAAATTGACATTGAAATTAACTGAAGAAAACGAAGCTATTGTTATTGAACCACCTTTTACTATTAATTTTTCTATCAACAGAAATATATCAAGTAGTTTAAATCAAGCTAGAATTGAAATTTATAATTTAGGAAAAGTTTTAAGACAACAAATATTTCAAGACAGATTTAATATTAAAAAATATAAAAAAGTTATTTTGCAAGCTGGCTATAATAAAATTTCAACAATTTTTGTTGGGAATATACTTGAAGCTTATTCTTATAGAAGACAACAAGATATTATCACTTATATAAATGCCCAAGACGGAGGATTTAGCATTAGAAATTCTTATAGTAATTTTTCTATTGAAGCTGGGACTTCTTTTAAAG